GAGAGTTTCTTGAAAAACCATATTGTAAAAAACTGATATAAAAAGATTTATGAATAAAGAACAAAAATACCCAATGCTAGTTCAGAAAAAAATCTCTGAACTTTTACCAGCCTCATACAATCCCAGAAAAATTTCCTCAGATGCCCTGGGCAGATTAACCAAATCTCTGCATGAGTTAGGGAATCTCCAGCCCATCACCTGGAATGCAAAAACAGGCAGGGTTGTTGGAGGACATCAAAGGCTTAAATGTTATATGGCCATGGGAGTGGATGTTGTGGATGTCTGGGCAGTGTGGCTGGATGAGCAAAAAGAAAAGACAGCAAACATTGCACTGAATAAATTAAGTGGAGAGTTCGACCTGCCACAACTCAAAGACCTAATTGAAGAATTGGATACTGGAGAAGTTGATTTAGACATTACAGGGTTTGGTGCAGATGAATTGGCAGAACTAATGGAACAAACAGCCCCAGAGGATGAGGGCAAAAAAGAAGATGGTGAGAAATGCCAAGTCTGTGGCAAGCCTTTGTGATGAATGAAGATTACCCTTCAGCAGTTAAAATAGTTTATGATAAGTCAAAAAGAGCTTTGCCAGAAATGGGGATACAGCCCAGGGCAGGTTTCAAGAATGGTCAAAAGGGGAATGCCACTGGAATCAGAAGCTTCAGCCATGAGATGGAGGCTGGAGAACATGAAGATGCCAAAGAAGCACGCCATTCCAATGGAGCCAGCCAAAGAAAACCAGGAAGAACCAGAACCAGCAGGTTTTTCTGATGAGGATATATCAGCAACAACAAGCCTGGGCAGAGTTCTTAGGGCAGAAAGAATTGAACTATCAGCGGCCAGGAAGGTTGGCAAAGCCCTTAAAACAGACAACATCTTCCACATCAAAGCCGCAATTCATGCCCACAATGAAGCAAGGAAAGGATATGAAGATGCCAAGAGATGCCATGAAGAAGAAAAGACTAGGCTTCGACAAACACTTTCGGCAGACGAAGTTCAAGAAACTCTTTCTAAGTTCCTCTCTCAAATCCGTTCACTACTGGATGCTATGCCATCGTCAGTCGCAACCAGGGCAAACCCAAGCGACCCAGAATGTTCCAAAAAAGCAATCCAAGATGCAGTAGATCAATTGATGCTCACAATCCAAAAAACAGAAGATGAGGCATTCAAATGAACGAGTGCTTCATTGTTTTGCTGGTAGCAATCGCAATCCTTGGCATAGTGCTTCCATTCTTTGACCGATGAAACGCTCTCCACTTAAACGCAAAACCCCACTCAAACGAGGGGGCAAACTACGCCGAGTATCTGCAAAGAGAAAAGGCCAGAACGAAGTCTATAAAGATGTGCGAGAGAAGTTTCTAACCAACAATCCAGTCTGCCAAGTGTGCCGTTGCAAGATGGCGAGCCAAGTTCATCATAGGCGAGGAAGGTTCGGGGATAGGCTAAATGAGGTTGAGTTTTTCTTGGGGGTGTGCTTCGAGTGCCATCATCAAATCCATATGAACCCAGCTTGGGCATATGCCAAAGATTATTTGGTTAAGAGATGAATGAAGCTTGTTCCCTTCATGAAAAGCTTCTTGATTCCCAAGAAGCAATTATCAATTTCAGAATGGTGTGAGCAGAGTCTGGTTCTTTCACCAAGAATCACAAACATTCCAGGCCCGTACAGCACAAATCTTACACCCTATGTGAGGGAGCCCTTGGAGGCTTTTGGGAATGATTCTGTTAGGAGAATTACCCTGGTGTGGGGAGCCCAGACATCCAAGACAACCACAATTCTTGCAGGGCTTTCCTACAGGCTGGCAGTTGAACCATGCCCAGCACTTTGGGTGATGCCATCTGAAGCACTGGCAAGATCATTCTCAGAAACCAGGTGGTTGCCAATGGTGGACGATTGCCCAATCCTGGCAAAGGAAAAGCCAGAGAACACAGATAAAATAAAGATACTCGAACAGCACTTTAGAAAGATGAGCCTTTGGTTTGTGGGTTCAAACAGCCCAGCCAATCTTTCCTCCAGGTCGGTTTCACTTTTGATGCTCGATGAGGTTGATAAGTTTAGTGATGGCACAAATTCAAAAGAGGCTGGAGCATTGCAGTTGGCAGAAGCCAGAGTTGCCACCTATCCAAACCACCTGGTTGTTTCCACTAGCACACCAACCACAGCAGATTCAATCATCTGGGCAGAGTGGCAGAAGGGAGACATGAGATTCTTCTTTGTCCCATGCCCCCATTGTGGCCACAAACAAAAGCTTATTTGGGAGAGAGTGAAGTGGGATGAAAAGGCAAAGCTTGAAGATGGGGTGTATGACTTTGGGATTGTGAAAAATTCAGCCTACTATGAATGTGAAAACTGCCAGAAGCCAATTAGGGATGGACACAAAACAATGATGTTGAGGCAGGGTGAGTGGAGGCCAACCAACCCCAAGGGTGAACCAGGCAGAAGGTCGTACCATTTGAATGGCCTGTATCCGCCCTGGGTAACCTTTGGAAGCCTGGCAGTTAAATTCTTACAGGACAAGCACAGCGGAATCATAGGGCTACAGGACTTTGTGAACAGGGTTCTTGCAGAACCTTGGATGGAGCATGACCAAGAGAGGGTGGAGATTGTGCCAGGCAAATATAAACTTGGTGAAGTGAACATGGGTGAGAAGCTTGTCATGGCCTGTGATATTCAAGAGGCCGGCGGCTTCCATGCCTGGTGTGTTGTGAGGGCTTGGGACATGGATGGTAAAAGCAGGTTGGTGTGGGCTGGTAGGCTTGAAACCTGGGGAGACATAAAAGCCAAAGCAGATGAGTTTAATGTTGAGCCTAAAGCAACCTTCATTGATTCTGGTGACCAAACCCGTGATGTTTATTTGCATTGTTGCCAATGGGGTTTTATTGCCTTGGTTGGTTCAGACAAATCAAGCTTCTCAGAGATTGTGGGGGAGCAGAGGGTTCAAAGACCATTTGCCAGGATTGCAAATGGAGACCCATTCAGTGGAAAGAATGTTGGCTCAAGGGAGGGCTGGAAATGGAAGCTTTGCCCAGTTTGGAGATGGTCAAACCCAGCCATCAAAGACATCCTATCCAATCTTTTGAAAACTGATGGATTTATTGCAGAGGACACACCAGAGGTTTGGAAAGTTCACATTTCATCTGAAACAAAAGTAGAGGTTAGGAATCCCATGACAGGTAGAACCAGGAGGGTATGGAAGCAGATAGGCAAGCACAACCACTTACTTGATTGTGAATGCATGGCCATTGTGGGTGCGGCTTTGCATAAGAGGCTGAAGATCATGCCCGCAGGCTTGACAGAGGAGATTGAGAATAATGGCGAAGGGTGATTTCATTGGCTTACCCATCGCCACCTTAAATTCCCTGCGTGACAAGTATGTTTCATGTCTAGAGGCAATTGCGGTGGCTGGTGCAAGTTATTCAATTGCTGGAAGATCATTCAGCAGGGCGAACCTATCTGAGGTTAGAGAGATTATTGCTGAATTGACTCTTGCTATTCAGTCTGCATCTGGCACAAGAATTAGAACCACCTATGCAAAATTCGGCCCATGAAGCTTAAACAAACATTCCTGGATAAGCTTGTTTCATTTGTAAATCCCCAGGCTGGGGTTCAAAGGCTGATGGCAAAAAAAGCCCTTACCAAGTTTGAATATGATGCAGTAAAATACACCAGGGAGAGACGGGGGCCGAGCAATCTATCTGGTGCAGAGGACTTTAGATCAAATTATGATCGTGTAGAGTTAATGAAGAGGGCAAGAGACCTGGCAGAAAACAATGGCCTGGTTCGCTCCATATTGATGAAGTTTGCAAGCCATGTTGCATCAAACTTGACCTACCAAGCCAGGACAGACAACCCCAAGGCCAACACTGAGATTGAGGCATATTGGAATGAATGGTTTAATAATTGTGACCTATCAACCAGGCACACAGGATCAACCCTCATGCAGGTTGCAACCATGTCCATGCTCCGTGATGGAGATTTCCTTTTTGTATTGGTCAGAGATAAGAATGGAGACTTAAAACTCCAAGGTATTGAATCTGATAGACTTGGTGACCCATACAAAACTTATACAAGCCTGGAGCTTATTGGTGGCATTCATATTGATAGGGACACTGGGGCTCCCACTGCTTATGATATTTATAATCGTAGCATTGGAGATTTCTATTCATACCAAGTAACAATTTCAGCCAGCCAGGCATTTCACTATTTCGACCCACTTAGGATTGACCAATACAGGGGCGTGTCTGCATTCCACACTGCCATCAATGATGCTACTGATATTTATGATATTGTGAATTTTGAAAAGCTGGCCGCCAAGGTTGCCAGTTCCCAGAGTGCAGTTGTGAAGAGGTCAAACAACAACGCCTCTGACCTTAGTGCATTAACCACAGATGAAAACTTTGATAACCAACAAATCAAGTTGGAATCAATGGAATCTGGCAAAGTAAGTTATCTTGAGCCAGGAGAGGACATTATTTTCCCAGACGGCCCCAGCAGACCCAGTGGAGCCTTTGCAGAGTTCCATAAAATCTTATTGAGAAATATCTGCATGGGACTTGGAATCCCCTACTCCTTTGCTGTCGACCCATCCGCCATGTCCGGCCCCACAGCCAGGCTTGAAATGCAACAGGCTGGAAGAACTTTCAACAGATACCAGAAGTTACTTAATGATAAGGTTCTGAATCCAATCAAGAACATTGTTATTGCTGATGGTGTAGCCAGGGGAATGATCAGTGGCAATGGAGCCAAAACAACCAAGGGCATTTTTAATTTTGGAGCCAATGTTTCTATCGACCTGGGACGGGAATCTATGGCAAACATTGCAGAGTTTAAGGCTGGACTGACCACAGCAAGTTCAATCTATGCGGAGAAGGGGCTGGATGTTGAGGCGGCCTTTAGGGCAAGAGCCATTGAGACTAAGATGATTCAAGACCTGGCAAAGGAATATGGAGTTCCAGCCCAGGCGGTTTCTGAAATTCTTTTGCCCACAGGCCAGCCAGCACAGGCAGGGCAACCAGGACAAACAACTCAAGACGGCCAGCAGGTGGAAGGCCAAGAAGATGTTATTGGCCAGAGTCTCAATGGAGCCCAGGTTGCCTCTCTTATCAATGTTATCAATGCAGTGGCGGCTGGTGCATTGTCCAAGGAAGGCGCTGTTTCAGTTATCACGGCCGCCTTCCCAACCATTTCAAGGGAACAGGCCATTGGCATTGTTGCTGGTGTGCAGTCTGGAAAAATCATTCCAACCACAGAAAAAGAAAAGCAAGCCGCCCAAGATGGACAACAGGATGAAGGCCAAGGTGGGGCTCCAGTTCCAGAAACACCAAAAGCCCCAGTTGCACCTACAGGGCTTTCTCAAAAAAAAAGTAATTTAGAAGAACTTCAGAATCTCAGCCAGCATGAATGGAAAATGCTGATTGCTGGAATGATGGGTGGCATTGAGTTGGGCAAGTATGATGGGATTGATTTTACCCCTCCAGAAGGAGCCAGGGAGTCAGCCAAGAGGGCTTTGGATGTAAGGGAAGGGAAACCAGCCAGCCAAAAGGGAATGACGCCTGTGGGCATTGCCAGGGCTAGGGATTTGATCAATGGGGTTAAGTTCTCTCCAGATACCGTCCGCAGAATGAAGGCATTCTTTGATCGCCATGAAGTCGATAAGAAGGGTGAAACCTGGGATGAGCAGGGCAAAGGCTGGCAAGCTTGGAACGGATGGGGTGGTGATGCTGGCTATTCCTGGGCAAAGAAAGTGGTTGGCCAGATGGAGTCAAGAGACAAGAATCTGTCAGAACCCAAAGAGGAAACATCCCTTGCCAGTTCTGATGGAGAATTAAATCCATGTGGCATGAAAGACGATGGAACCTTTGACGATGAAAATAGCTGTTCAACTGGCTATGGAAGGCCAAAGCTTGTTGGTGGATATACCCCCAAAAGACCTGGAGGGAAAATTCCAAAACAAGCACCAAAGCCACAGCCAAAACCCCAGCCGCCAGCCCAGCCTAGGCCGAGCCTTCCGAAACCACCAGCACCACCAAAGGGAGTAACACCAGCTAAAAAAACCCCAGAAGAACAGGAAATAAATAGGGTAGAAGAAAAGATGCGCAAGCCTGGAGTTAAATTTGTAGTTCTTCCAAAGAACATAAAGAATGTTCAGCACATTGAAAAATCATTCGACAACATTATAGCCAAAGGTTATGAAATACCTCCACCATATATGATTACGACAGAACAACTTACTGGTAGATGGAGAAGGGCTTACGCCATCTCAAGCAACAATGAGGATAGAACCTATCAAGCCATTACATTCAACAGCAGGTATTTTGAGAGTGACAAATACTTACAAATGAAAGAACAGGGTGTAAAGGATAAGTGGAGCAGTGCTGTTGATACATTTGGTCATGAATATGGCCATGCTCTCCATGCAAAGGATGTTTCATATCAGCAATGGATGACATGGAAAAGAGGCAAATTTGGAAGTGGAAAAATTGGTGCAATGAAGAAGTCTATTGCAAAACAGGTAAGTGATTATGCAATGAAAAACCCACAAGAATTTGTTGCTGAAACTTTTGCTGGCAATCTGAATGGAAAGAAGTATAGCAAGGAAGTGTATGCAATGTATAAAGAATATAGGGGGCCGACATTAAAATGATTATTCCAAAGGAATTCTTTACAGAAGAAAACTTTGAGGAGGCTTTTGATCAATACACAGAAGCCCTATATGGAAGGGGTGCTGATGCTGTAAAGCTTGAGAGGCCAGGGGCAAAGTCTGCCTCTCAGACCCCAGCCCCAGCAAAGGAAAGAATCAAGGGTTCTGAGCAGAATAAGCCTGGCTCAGCGGCCACAAAAAGCACTGGAGGCAAGATTGAGATTGGAGATGGTGCAGAGGAATCAATCAAGAATAAGCTGAAGGAATGGAAAGACAAGAACCCTGGCAAGAAAGCCCCATCCCTGGGAGCCCTAAAGAAGGTATTCAGAAGGGGTGCTGGAGCCTACTCAACAAGCTTTAGGCCAACCATTGGTGGTGGTAAGCCCAACTCTAGGAATGCCTGGGCATTGGCTAGGGTGAACAAGTTTCTGCTCATGGCTGGTGGTGGCAAGGTGAAGGCATCCTACCGCCAGGCTGACGGCGACCTACTTTGACATAACCTGGGCTTTTATGCCCCTGCCCTTACCTAGTGGTGACGAATCCGAACAGGACTTTGTTTCTCGATTCATGGGAGATGAAGAAGCTGTAGCAAAATTCCCAGATGAGACCCAAAGGGCGGCTGTGGCTTACAATACCTACAGGGATGAGGAAGAGATGGAATGTGGGGAAGAGGAAATGGAGGCAAATGATTTTGGTGGGGTAAGCATTCTTGAGATTGGTGAGGCCAAAGGGCATGACTTGTTTGTGGACAAACTCAGCCTGGAGAAGGCAATGGACATCATGAAACAGGCTCCCAATGGAGTGAAGGTCAAGATGAACCACGGCTCTGGATTGGATGCTGTCGTCGGCTTTGCAAGGAATGCCAGGATTGAAGGCAATAAGCTGGTTGCAGACCTAAAGCTTTTGAAGAACAGCCAGCACTATGGATTGATTAAAGAGATGGCAGATGAGGCTCCAGACCAGTTTGGAATCTCCCTGGCATTTGTGAATGAGAGTGAATCAATCAATGGCAAGGACTACATCAGACCCCAAAGCATTGCCTCTGCTGACTTGGTCTCTAGCCCAGCGGCAACCAATGGCTTATTTGAAGAGGTTGTAAAATTTATGCAAAAATTCGGCTATGTGGCCGGAGGAAAGCCAATCCCCATTGACCTGCCCAATGCAGTTGTTGAAGGTGATGGTTTGACAAAACAAGGAGAAGCAATGGAAAATAAAGAAGGTTATGATTATAAAAAGGATATGGATGAAATTAAAGTTCGCCTATCCGCCCTTGAGGATTCTATGAAGCCCAAGGATGAAATGAAAAAAGACCAAGTAGTTAAGGACGACACCAAGAAAGAGGAAGTTGTCCAGGCTCAAGAAGCCCCCACTATTGTTGTTGAAAAAGAAGACGAAGAGGAAAAGGAAGATGAATCTGAGATGTCAGAAGTTGTTAAAAAAGTTCTGACCCAGTTTGGCATCAAGCCCATTCCTGCGTCACCCGCTGTTGAGGTTGCTCTTGAAAAGAAAGAGGAGCCCAAGAACTTTGAAGGTCTTGTTTCTGCTCATGCAGAATATAAGACTTCGAAGCTGAAGGCCATGAAGGCCGTCATGCTTTCAAACCCCAAAGAATATGCTGAGGCTCTTAGCCGTGGCATTAAGAACATCTAACAAAAGGATAAATAGAAAATGAGTACCCAAATTGATAGTGGATTTCGGACTTTCTCAACATCGTCTGCAATCTCAGCTTATCGCATGGTTCAGCCTTCTACCGTCACTGCTGGTGGTGTTGATGTGGCTGTTACTGGTGCAACCAAAGCTATTGGTTCAACCCTGGAAGATGTGGCGGCTGGCGGTTATGTGACCGTGAAGCTGTTCCATCCCACCTTCTTCGCAACCGTGTCTGGGACGGCGGCGGCTGGTGATGTCGTAAAATTTGATGCCCTTGGTCAAGTTACGACCCTTGCGGCAAACCTTGCTACTGCTGGAATTGCATTGGAAGCCGCCACCGCGACTTCTGCTGTAATTGAAATTGCAGTGCCAATGTACTAACCCATAACCAAGAAAGAATAATAATACAATGAGTTTTATTTCTGGTGGCACAACCATTCGGGCCGACATCAACCAGGCGTTGATCGAGGCTCCTAATTCCGAGACTGGCTTGATTGGAGCAGAGGTTCTTCCTTTGCTTCCCGTCCCTGCCAAGAGCGGCCAATATCTCAAAGTTCAGCTTGCACAAGCTGACCTGTTGAACAATGATTCTAAACCCCGTGGAGCCTCTTCTGACTACGCCCGTGCTGTTCGTGCGTTTGGGACTGACACCTACGACACGATTGAGTATGGCCTCGAAGAGCTAATCGATGACGGTTTCCGCGCAGATGCTGACAGGTTTTTTGATCTCGAAGCATCGTCTGCCCGCTTCCTCCTCCGCCAAATCAAACTTGGCCATGAGAAGCGTGTAAGCGACATTCTGTTTGCTGGCACAACCCCATTCACAACCGCTGACCAGAGTGCAATCTCTGCCTACACCAATGCGAATCTTTCCAACATTGATGTGGCTGGTGACATTGCAAATGCCCGTACTGAGTTGAACAAACTTGGATACGAAGCAAATACAATCATCATGTCTGCCCCTGTGTTTGAGCGTATCCGCCGCACAACCAAACTCCAGAACCAGTTCTTTGGTGTTGTTTCTGACACCAAGGGCCGTCTCCTGGCAGAAGCTGAAATCGCCGCCGCCCTTGGGGTTGAGCGGGTTTTGGTTGGTCGGGCCGCAATCAACTCTGCTAACAAGAACAAAGCCTACTCTGGTGGGTTCATTGTTCCTAATACGCAGATCATTGTTGCCAATGTGCAGAGTGGTCAGTTCACTGCTGGTGGAATTGGTCGCACCCTGGTGTGGTCGGCTGATGCCCCTGGTGGTTTTGTTTCTGAAAGCTATCGTGATGAAGCCCGTCGCTCCAACGTTCTCCGTGTTCGCATGAACACCAGTGAGAAACTGATTGATGCTAACGCGGCCGTCCGCATCACCACAAGCTTCGCCTAAAGACTGCTGTTGGTGTGTTCCTTGTGGGGGCTGGAGGGATAAAACCTTCCAGCCCCTACTTTTTTGACACAGGTATAATTGAATCATGGCAAATATAACAACTTCTGAATCTTACTACGATCAAGTTTCCCACGCCGCTAGGCCAGGAACCAGGTATGTAACCACAACTGGAACAGCAATTAGCTTCTCTAGTGGTTTTGCTGGTCTTTATGTTGTATCAGAAGCCAAGTTCTCCAGCATTTCATCTGCTGTAACTGGCTTTTCTAGCCTTGCAAATTCTACTGCTGGCAGTGCAGTAACCATTCAAACTGGCGTTTATCTTGCTGGAACCTGCACAGCATTCACTCTTCATTCTGGCGTAGTCCTAGCAATCGGAGATTAGCATGGCTCGGTACGGCTACGGAATATCCGTAAGCAGTAGCAGAACATTGGAACAATCTGTTTCCCCTGCACTATCCCCACTCCTTTCTGGCCTACTTGCCTACTGGAAGCTCGACACAAATAGCTGGCTAGATTCTAGTGGTAATGGAAATACGCTTTCTGTTGCAAACGGAACAAATACAAACATAACAATAGACGCTGGCAGAATAACAAATAGTGCGGGGTTTAACGCAAATGGAACATTTTTAGAAAAAAGTGATTTTGCGCTTCCAAATTTTTGGACTATATCGTGTTGGGTGTATGTAGATTCGGACGCAAAAACCTGCGCGGAGGAAGCATCGTGTTTCCCATCCTTTTCTGATTTAGGTTACAATGGAGGATCTCGAATTGTCTTAGTAGAACAAGATGGGAGCGGTGGGACTAACCAAGGATGGATTTATACTAATAGCCCAGTGCCAGCTAATTATGGACAATTTTATCCGTGGAGTATTGGTTCATGGACTCATATATGCATAACGCAAGATAGCTCTGGTCTTAGTTGGTATATAAACAATTCATTATATGTTACTGACGAAGGTGCTTCATCAGCAAGAAGCGGAACTGGTCTGGCAATTGGCGCTCAAGCCGCTGCGGATGATTTTTACGGGGCACAAGGAGACTATCGTATTTGCGAATACGGAGTCTGGAATCGAGCTTTGTCTGGCGCAGAAATCACATCCCTCTATAACGCTGGGGCTGGGAAAACCTATCCATTTAATTGATATGCCAAGAATATGCCTAGCACTAGGAATACAAAACACCTGCAAAGTTGGAGGTAGTACTCCACCGACACCAACTGCTGTGCTTATTTCTGGTGCTGGAACAGAATCATGTGATGGTAATTATGTTTGGGATGGAGTAACTATTGTAAATGGTAAGCCATCCTACTTCGGCCCTGAGATTGATGGTGGTAATTTTAGAATTGATTGGAATGGTAGTAGTGATTGGGTTTTATCTATTGGTGGGGGAGATCCATTTTATTTGAGCAGTAATTTGATAAATTGGACACAAGGTGATAATGGAGAAAACCCACCCCCAACTGGAACATTGTCTTATTCTTGAAATTATTATTTAATTGACATCCTTATTGCAGTTAGAAATCCTATTGAAATGAAAAATCCTCTTTCTGTCTATCTCATTGCTGGAAATGAAGAAGCCTATATTGCCAGGTGCTTGGAATCATTTAAGCCAATGGCAGAAGAGTTTATTGTTTGCATCTCTAGGGGGAGCCTTGAGGCAGACAAAACAGAAGAGATTGCATTGGCTCACGGTGCTAGAATTGTTCATTATAAAAATAAAAACAATGGCTGGAATCATGTAGATGACTTTGCCTCTGCCAGGAATACAGCCCTAGAAGCCTGTAAGAATGAGTGGGCTTTGTGGGTAGATGCTGATGATGTGATGCAACCAGGGGCAGAAGCCCTGGTGGATAATGCCATTGAGGAAGCAAACAAAAGAGGAGCAGATTTGGTTGCATTCAGATACGATGTTCAGAATGCTGGACTTATACCATTGAGGGAAATGGCCAGCAGAAAGGGCAAATGCAAATGGAAGAACAGGGTTCATGAGGCTTTGATTGCCAATGAGCCAGATAAACTTTTTGGGGTAGATAAAGTGGTTAGGGTTCACAAGCCCCATGGCTATAAAAAAGCATCAGCAGACAGAAACCTTACAATCCTAAAAGACACCCTGGAGCCAGCCCCCAACTCTCTATACTATACCCAGCAAGAACATTTCCTTTCCATGAACTGGGAGAAGTGCCTTGAGTTTGGTGAAATGGCCTTAATGTTCAAAGACCTTGAGGACACATTAAGATATGATGTTCTTTGCAATATGGGCAGATGTGCAAAGCCAGAGAACAGGCTGAAATATCTTGGACAGGCAATTACACTTCAGCCAGACAGGAGAGAGGCACACTACTGGACAGCATTGGAATATGCTGGAAGAGGTCAATGGATTAAGGCATGGGGTTCAGCCAGGGCGGCTATGAGCCTACCCAGACCATCCTCACACTACTGGAACCAGGTTGAGGCAATCTATGGTTGGCAATCAATGGACTTATATGAGACTGCTTCAGCTTGTGTTGGGAAGGCTGATGAAGTTGCCAAGATGAAAAAGTTAAAGCCAGCCCCAAGAATCACCATGGTTCATGCAACAAAGGGAAGGCCACAGGTTGCCTGGCAGAGGAGGTTCCAATGGCTTTCATTGGCAGAGAAACCCTTGGAGGTTGAGTGGCTTTTCATGGTAGATCATGACGATTCTACTGATTATACCCCACACCAAGCAATCAGATGCAATCCTGGTGGCATTATCAATGCCTGGAACCAAGGGGCAAAACTGGCCAATTCAGACATTATTGTGCAAATGTCTGATGATTGGGCTCCACCAAGACACTGGGATGCCTCTATTTGCTCTTTAATTGGCTCTAAAACCACCGATCAAGTCTTGGCAGTATCAGATGGCTACAGGTCAGACAACCTACTCTGTATGGCTATTCTAAACAAAAAGAGGCTTGAGACCCAGGGCGGATGGCTATTCCATCCAGACTACCAAGAGTCCGATGGCCTGTATTCCGACAATGAGTTCACAGAAAGAGCCTATGCCGACCAGGTTGTTATTGAGGCAAAGGATTTGAAGTTCACTCATGAGAATCCAATCCACACTGGCAAAGAAGCAGACCAGCAACTTGTTCACCACAATCAGCCAAAGTTTTATGAGAAAGGAAAGGCAATCTATGAAAAACGCAAAAGCCAAAACTGGCAATCATAAGGCTGGAATAATTCGCTTTGGAGAGGCTCGGCCAGTTCCTCCGATGGTTGAGGTGGATGTGAGTTATGACGAGAAAGCTGAGAAAGATTTATACAAGGCTGGGATGATTGCATTGAAGCACGACAAAGAGGCAGTGATTGCTTATGTGATTCGCAAGGCTTTAGAGGAGAAGGTGAAATGCAAGAAGTAACCATTCATGATTCATTTGGCAAAGCCCTTGCCAAGTATAGCGATGGGCTAGATGTTGGCTTGGAGATTGGTGGTGGAACTGGGGATGGCTCAACCCAATGCATTAGGACAAAAAGGCTATTCAGTATTGAGAACCACCCAGATCGCATTGGTAGGCATTCAATGAACCTATCTGCAAGAGGCGGCGTTTCCATTTATGGTTCTGCTGTTACTAGAGAATTGTGGATGAACAAAATGGATGTGCTTGAATTTTATACGAACCAAAAAACCAATCTAAATCAATATCCATTGGAAGTCGTGAATGGTTGGTATTCTGAATGTTTTAAGACAGCACAACAATTTCAAACAAACGCAATCGAGGACATCCATATAGAGCATAAGGTGAATTTTGATTTTGTGCTGATTGATGGCTCCCCATTTTCTGGTGAGGCTGAGCTTAGATGTGTGAGGCCATTCCTGGCAGAAAAAGCAATTATTGCATTGGATGATGTGAATGACATTAAGAACCTGGCAAATTACAACAAGCTGAAAGGCTTTTCAAAACTGCTGTGGGAAGATTGGTCAGTGCGGAATGGAGCCGCCATATTTCAACTATGATTAAAGGAACAATTACATCAGAAGCCCCTCAAATTCATTGGGAACATCTCAATGTTGCTGGTGGCAGGGTTCTGGATTTAGGCTGTGCATTCTGGACTCAAGCAGAGAGGGATGAGGGAAATGGAACAGCAAAGCATTTCCTATCTCAAAAGCCAGAATTTTACATGGGTGTGGACACCAACCAGGGAGACATTGCAACGCTTTCACAGCAATACCCACAAGGTAAGTTCCTATGTGAAAAGGCAGACTCAGCCTTTCAAATGGATTC